CTACTCATTAGAACCGTTTTCCCGTTCTTCCTTCCGCAATAGAACATCGCTTCACGGAACCTGCGCAGCCCCGTGTCCCTGTCAACGAATCCGAACAGGGCCGCAATAAACGCCTTCTGGAATAGCTCCAGCTTTACAGGCCGCCCTGCCCATTCCCCTTTACTATGGCGGCAGAAGGTTTCAATGAACCGAATGGGCTTGCTGGCCTTCTCCAGGTCAAAGACGTATCGGCCAGGGTTTTCTATTTCCCGTGTCAGTCGTTCGTATATCTGCCGCACCCTTCGGGAAACTACTACCTGCCCCGCTTCTATGGCCTGCCAATACTCCAGCACATAGTTCAATCTATTCGCCGCCTTTAATGAATTCCAGTAGCGGATCAGCGTCCCCCTGGCCGCCTGCTTTTGGCAGCAGATCAATAAGCTGCTTCAGGGTCTGGTTGTACCGTTGAATGGTTTTGTTGTAGGCCGTTAAAGCAGGGTGCTCCCGCAGGAATTCCTGCTTGCCCTGCTTGAATAGGCTGATAGGCCCGTCCGCGTTCACCTGTTCCCTTAGCTTCTGCATTGTCTGATCCATAAAAGCAAGCTCATCAAACAGGCTCTCTGCTATTGGCCGCCTATCTTCGGGTATCTCCCCCAATATCTTTTTAAGCCGCTTCAGCTCTTTACTTAGCTGCTTATATGGAATTTTGGCCATGGTATCAACCCCTATGTTTACAATGTTTACACCCTCGCCCAATATAAGTTCCCCCGTGGAGGAAAAGAAAAGCCCCGCCACCGGTTCCCCACTAGCTGGCTTTTTCTTCAGCATGGGGGGGTAGCTGCACAAGGTTCCCTTCTTCATCGAAGGCCAAACCTTCCCGCGTCGGTGAAGTGGTGAAGTGCTCCCTGTTGTGGCACTCCTGGCACAATGCCTGCAGCAGGCTCCAATTAAGCGTAACCTCTGGGTCGTTAATGTTCGCTGGCGTTAATGGCTCCTTGTGGTGGCATATCACGGCCACGCCGCCGCACCGCTCACAAACATAGTTCTGGCTTTTCAAATAACCATCCCTGCACTTAATCCACGCTTCGCTGGTATAGAAGGCCGCTGCGAAGTCCTGTGCCATTAGCCCATGCTCCTGGCCTCTGCTGCCAGCGTCATTAGAAGGGTGTCAATGGTGCGCTGTATCCTCACAGCGTCCTCACTCTGCGGGTAATACCACAGCTGCAGGATAAACTTGGCTGCCACCTTTGCAAGTGGATTATATTCTTCTATCCAACTGCGCCCTGTTGTTATCTGCAAATAGGCAGGAATGGCCCGCACAAGCGAAATTATAATCGTGTCGTTGTCCTCTCCGTCTATCCGTAATGCTTCCCGCGCTTCCTCAATCGTTAAAATCAATCTATCTTCCACCCCCACCGGTTGCGATGCCGACATCATACTGTAAACCTCTATTTTTTTGTCGGGCCAACTCATTTCATCAGCTCCTTATGGGAAAAAGGGAACCGAAGTCAGTTCGGCTCCCCTTCGGTTATTGTTTAGGCTTGCACACCTTCAGCCAACTGCACAAACGCTTCTGGTACTAGAACCTGGGTGTCGGCAATAGCTAAAGCGCGGAAGTCAATCAGGCCGCTCTTGAAGCTGCTTTCCCTGCTAACTTCAATCATAATGCCGTTAGCCAGGTTCCAGCCCATGTACTTCCAGTCGCCCAGCAGCACAACGCCATCCTCTAGGTAATCATCAACGATCACCTCACGGCCCAGGATGCGGCCCACTTCGTCATTCCTTGGGTCTGGTACGAAAATGGGTCTGCCGTTCTGGTCGGTTAGAGAATAAACGGTGTTATACAGGGTGCTGTTGTTCATGGCCCACTTCGCATTTCGGCCATAACCGCGCTTCAGAAGGCCCATCATCTTGGCGAAGTCGGTATAATCTGGCGCGGTTGTGTATTCTACTAGGTTAGTGTTGGCTGTCCAGGTAACGCCCTCCAGCACTCCCAGGCCTTCACCTTCGTCGGAACCTTGGCCATTCACAAGCTCATAAGCGATCTGCTCTAATACGCAAGTGGCCAGTTCCTCCACAAGGTACTTCTCGAACGCGTCAATGGCCGTATGCCGAACGGCTGCGCTCATGGAAAGAACCTTGATCAGCTCCAGCGGTGCGAAGGTAACGCTTGCCAGGCCCACCTTTTGGGTTTCCACGGGCTGGCCTTCCTGGTGCCTGCTTGCCCTTCCAATAGGAGTAGCAATAGGAACCTTCAAGCTGGCAGGAACATTAAACTGTCTGGCTTCGGCAATAATGCCGCCCATGTCCCTGGCCTTGGAAACAATCTCATTTAGGGTCTGCGTAGGAATTACCGCCGCGCTATCGCTTACCACGTTAAACAGGTTAGCGCGCTTCTCGGCCAATTCCATCGCCCTGTTCCAGGCCAGCTGCTCCTGATCCATCAGCTTCTGGCCCAACAGGGTCTTGAAGAACGCACTCCTGTATTCGGCACTAGCAAACACGTTGTCATTAGTGAACCTGGGCTGCTCGAAGTTCATGCCCGTAATGGGGTTAAACTGGCTGCGCTTTTCAGCCGTCTTGTCCTCCCAGTTTTGCTTTACCTGCTCCAGGGCCTCCAGCTCAATGTTCAGGGCCTCAATGTTGGCCTCTGGGTTAGAATTCACTTCGTCAATAATGGCAGCGGCCCGTTTCTCTATGTCCTCAACGCTAAAATGGCGGTAAAAGTTAAACGCCTCTTGAACAGTCTTGAATCTCATATGTCAACACTCCTTAATCGTATTCGGTTAGCCCTGATAATAAGGGCTTTTCTTGCAGGGTCGTTCAGCTTGTCCCAGGCCCCCTGTATCTCTGCCCTAGCTTCTACCGAAGTCTGCGGGTATGCAGGGAATGGAACAATGCTGCACTCCAGGATCTTCTTGATCTTGGTTATAGTCCTGGTGTTCGTCCGCGGGTCGTAATGGCTGCCGCCATCGGCCACCACGAACGCCATGCTCATGCCTGAAAGGTCGCCGCGTTTTACTGCCGTATAAACGCTGCGGCCCTCTTCTGTATCAGGCAACAATGCCACCATGCGCAGGCCTGCCTGATCTACGCTCAGCTGCATTGTTTTGGGTGTCCGCGCAAGCGGAATCCTGCTTAAATCGTGGTTGTATAGTAACCGCGTATCCGATAGGTCGGCACCGTCCAGGGCACCTGCGCGGATCACTTCTGTAAAGCTGCCAAACTTCTCTTTAATTACCGTGGGCTGGTCATACACTAAGGGCCTGCCCTCCAGAATTAAAGCGTTATCATCCACAGGGCTTTCAATGGCCCTAAGTTCAGCTATCCGAATTTCTTTCATCCAGATCACCTTCCAGCTGGTACTGATCAGCTTTATCTGCACTCACAACGTTCAGGGTCTGCAGCCGCTTGTCGCCGCCTTCTACCGCAGGCAGGTTCAAAATTTCCCTGGCCTCGTTAATAGTGAATAGGCCATAGGGCAGCAGCTCTTTGATGATGTTTACCTTGCTCTGTGCGCTGGCGTACTGCAGCCGCTGGCTCTCGTAAATAATCATGTTCCCAAAACCCTGCTCCCGCGGTGTAAACACCTTGCTGGTTAGCTCCAGGCTCAGCTGCAGGGCTATAGGTTCCAGAACGCTCTCATAGAAGGCAGCCCATTCGTTTTCGTCATAGCTGCTGGTTACAATGGCCTCGCTAATGCCCAGGTAACTGTAAACCTTGTCTTTAATGGCCTTCAGCTGCTTATCGTCAATAGAATAGGGCTTCATCTCAAGTGGTACATAGTCGGCCTTCGCGTCCAGGGCCGCAATACCGCCCTCATTGGCCACGGTCAAGTAATCACGGATAAATGCTTCCTTGCTTTCCCGCAGCTTTTCATCGCTCAAAACCTGGTTGTATTTCAGTATGCCGCGGATAGTACCGCCCTGCTTAATGGCGTTCCGCAGGCCTTCGCTCTGCGTATGGGCCAGGTCTAAGGTCGGCAGAATGGCCGTGTTGGTGTCCCCCAGCAGGTCATTGGTGTTAAAGTGTCTGCGCAGGATCAGCACATCGCGGAAGGGCAGAATAACTGTCCTACCGCCTGCGAATATGAACCTGCAATAAAGTTCCCCAGTCGGGTCTGTTACAAACTCCATGCTGGAAGGCTTCAGCGGCCATATTGCTTCCAGGTTCCCTTGGCCGCCCTTCTGCAGGAAGGCAAAAGAAGTGTTGTTCTGGTAGTAGTGAACAACTAACTTATACTGCAGGTCATAAGCCGTCATATACGGGTTAGGCTGCACCTGCAGAAGTCTATTAAGTACAGGGTCGCCGTCCTTGCGCTGGCCCTGGTAATTAACGATATGGCGGCCCTTTAGCTTGCCTGCGTTCCTGGCTATCGCGTCAACTGCTGCCCGGTAAATATCGTTTTCCCATGCGTTCCCGCTAAATGGCGTAAAGAACGCTGGGCTGCCGCTCAATACTTCGGCCCTGGTTGTAGTGGTAGTGTCTGGTTGTCTTGGCCGTCCAAACAGTCTTTGGAATATACTCATGCCCTCACCGCCTAACAAATGACAACGTCCAACTTGGGTATGTTGTCAATCTTTGTTACACCAACGGCTTTAGTTCCCCGAGGAATATCCACCACCATGAATTCCACTTCGTGGCCCTCTCGCAGATCACCAAAATCCGTTATGCACCCCGAACGGTGGAAAAAGTGGCAGCTGTCGTCTTTATCACTAACAACAAAACCATATCCCTTGTTCTGATGGATCATTGTGATCATCCCTGTGTGCTTTTTTGGCTTTTCCATCGGTTCTTCCCCCCTCTAATCAATTATACCAAACTTCTGTTCTGTTTACAACACATACAATGTAAACATTACCTCCAAAAAAATACGTATTTCCAGCCGCACCGCCTGCACTTGTAAAGGCCCTTAGTTACCCCCAGGTTCTCCTGCACCGTCTTGAATGGATAATTAGCAAGGCCGCACTTATCGCAAGCACAAACAATGTCTTTGGCCTTCTGTTCGGCCATGTTCAGCTCACCCCCTGGTTTTGTCTTTTTCATTACTCGCTCGCTCCTTCTTTTCAAACTTTAGGCAGCTCACCACTTGCCCTATAACCTGCTTACAGTTCTTCTTGCACATCGTGCAAATTCTACTCATTACGGCCATCCCTTCTGTATGGTTTTAGGCATATCCAACACCTCCAAGCGTTTTTAAGCCGTTTCTAGGCCCCGAAGTGATTAAGGCAACCCCTAACTACCCCCTGTGTATTTCCGCCCGTCCTGGGCCATCCTGGTGCGTC